TCTTACAAAAGACACTGTTGCGTATTTGGTCTTCCGAAATACGTCTCGTCATAGTTTTTCGACCTTCCAATACGGCTGTTGTTAAGCCGTACTTATCATTGAACATGATTTTCTTCATTTCTTTCTTGTTATTAGTTAAATGGCGCATCCGAATAAAGAATAAAGTGTCGAATTTTAAAATTATTGTAGATATGGATGCGTCCTTTGATTGTTATTACTATTTTTGCTATTGTCGAATTTTAAAATTAGTTATTATGAGTAGATTTACTTACATATCACCCAACCTATACATATCAAACTCACCTTTATTTGGTAATTATGATAAGGAAGTCATATACTATTTGCTTAGGTCTATTGATATAAATTTCTCTACAGCACTAAATATACCTCCGTTCTCTACTTGCAATTGCATGATTGAATACAAAGACAATCATCCAATGTGCTCCATCGTGGCGGATAATCATTTTATATTCTTACATGTCACTGATAACTATTGGAGTAAATGGATATATCAATTCGCACACGAATATTGTCATCATTTAATCAATGGTAAGATGTCTGGTGAAATTCGGGGATTAATGTGGTTTGAAGAAACCATTTGCGAATTATCTTCTATGTATCATCTTCAAATGGCGGCAACCCAATGGAGTTGTTGTAATCTAATAGTATGCCGCCATTTTGCCCCAGCTCACCAGGATTATCTAAATGACCTCCTTTCTCAGCAGCCTCAATTAGTTCGCGATACACATTATCGGGGATTTCTACATCTTTGGCTCCAGATTTTAAAGCAACCTGTACATCACCGAGATTACTACAATGCACTGGCGGCAAGGATGTTCCCATTGTTCGTTGAGAATCCCCACCTATGGAAGATAATTCTTCATTTTGGAGATATGCGTCAGTGGAATTGTTTGAAAGACCTGTTTGTTCATTTGCATCAGACAGCTGATGATAGCTATTCAGACTCACTGAAACGACTGGAGAATTTACTTTTTTCATAATGTTCCTTTCTATTCTTGTTTTACGTTAGTTTATAATGCTAATTTGGGTTCTCGCATAGCCTGTAATACACGTTCACAGGCTGTATAATAATGCTTTCCCAAATTTTCAAAGCCGATAAAATGTCTATTAGTATTTATACAGGCTACAGCAGTGGTACCACTTCCGATGCAATTATCTAATACAATTTCGCCTTCATTAGTATAAGTCTTAACAAGATATTCCAACAACTTCAGTGGCTTTTGGTTAGGATGAAGCGAAGAGTTCTGTGTATCAGTTTTGAAGATTTGTATACTACGCGGATACCTTTCTGTTGAATCATAATGGTAATCCTGATTCATTGCTCCGTACACTTCTGTTTGGCAGTTTTTTGATCTGAAAGTTTTTTTCCTTTCATGACCAGATGTTTTTTGAGGATTATAGGTACATTGCTTTTTGTAGAATACACTAATCAATTCATGATTACGGAGAGGTTGCTTCTTAGCATTTAGAAAGCCAACTCCTTTCACTTTGTCCCAAACCCAGTCATATTTATACCAATCGATATTACTTAGTCTTAAATAGCTGGAAAAGGGTTCCGCACCAAACAATACAATAGCCCCATTGTCTTTAATGATACGTTTGTATTGTTCCCATAGAGGTTCAAATGGAATTATTGTATCCCATTTACTTTGAGTGGTACCGTATGGAAGATCGCATATTATAGCATCAATGCTTTTATCTGGAATACGTTTCATTCCTTCGATACAATCTTCATTGTATATTTTATCTAACTCAATCTTACACATAGCTTTATTATTGGAATAACGCCTGTTGGACTTGCGACAATACAAATTTATTCGCATCAGCATAGAACTTCTTCTTAATCTCGAATCCGTATGCTCTGCGTCCTAGTTGGGCGGCTGCTAATAAGGTAGAACCACTTCCGGCACACGGATCGATAACTACATCACCTTTATCGGTGAATATCTCTATTAACCTACGAAGTAATGGTACTGGCTTTTGGGTATTGTGAACCTTCGGTGTTTCATTATCCTGTACCCAATCAAAGCAATTGAATATCATCCGTCCGTCGTTGTTAAACTTTGGAAGCTTGTCACGATACAACAAAAGACCATATTCGCAGTTACCCACCACTTTCATGTTTGCTTTTAAAACCTGCGATGAAAAGTTTTTTCTAAATACAAGATTTATGTATTTACCCAAACCATATCTCTTACCAAGTTCGATATATCGGAACTGGTCTTCAAATTCACAAAAGATTATCATACATGGTGCACTTTTTTTAGTCTTAGGTTCTTTTACAAGCATTTGGCTACAGAAGTGCATAAACTCTGCCGGGCGAAAGTCTTTATCGGTATCAAAGAATTGTTTGCCCGCCTTATCACTTTCTCCGTTCTTATTATCACCATCCACATACCATGAGGGATTAGAGGCATAAGCATTATTTCCTAAATTGTAAGGGACATCAGCTATAATTAGTTGAGCTTTAGGGATTCCATAAACTTTGTAGTTCTGGAAATGATCGTTATACAATTCTACATTTTTCATTGTATTATATTAAAGTTCGTAAACAATACTCAGCTATCCAGTAGATAGCAAAATAAAATGCCACATATATAGTTATTACTGATATTGCTGCAAATAGGTATTTAAGAGGTTTCATCGTCTGCTTTTCCCTTTGATTTCGATTACATTAAACATTTCATTGATTCGGTCTGCGATATATTCCCCATATTTAGGCTCAAACTCTTCCGGTTGCATATTGGTAGTCATAAACGTTTTGCATATCCTACGATTGTCATATCTGGATTGGAGAATATACTGTATTATATTCATTTCAGAACCAAAGTATTTTACCCTTGGTTCTTTCCCTACTTCGTCAATACCTAGGGCAATGCCGTTTAACCCATCGTATTTAGAAATACCATCAACTCCCTTTCTTGTGTATTGATTAGAAATGAATGTAGCTGATTCAATAGGAAATCCACCAGATAAGTAATATCCAGTTTCGTCTTTACCATTGCTATACCTGTCGTACAATTGGACAATTTTCAATATCGTGGATTTACCAGTTCCAACAGGACCATACAGTAATAAACCTTTGTTACTATCTAGTTTTTCTGATCCCTTGATGAGATATAAAAAAAGCTCGTTCATAAAATCACGATTTCTTTCATCAACAGTGAATTCGGGACATGCCAATAAACAGCACCTACGGAAAAGAGCTGAAGAATTCCTGAAAGCAACTGCATCATAACTTGACCGTCCGAACTTTAACGGCACACTCTGAGGATTGATTTGATTTCTGATTGTTTCCATGCTTTAATTTTAACCATTCTTGATAATCTCGTTCAGTTCCCGTAAATACAACCCCGGTCCAATTAGATTCAATTGCTCTTTCAATCTGCTGGATGGCGAACTCTTCTTCGAACATGGATAGTTTGTCTAACGAAAGCTGCAAAGCGTAATTGAGCTTCTTTTTCCATTTTGGAGTTTTACGGAGTGCTTCCCATGCTGACATAAAAGCTATTGAAGTGAAAGGGTAAACTAACGGAGTTTCATCTCCTTTTTCCTTTCGGGATTTCTTCTTATCGGGTGGGGGGCTCTCGTGCGTATGCGCGAGACTCTCTTCTTTGTTTATAGTTTTAATATCTATAATAGGTGGGATTTGCGTTTCATCTAAACATTTTCCAGATGAAAGTTCAGATGATGCCAAATTATCATCTAAGCATTTTGCAGGTGTTTCTACAGATGATTCTACAGGTGGTATTTCTCCACCTTCGTTATTATCATCTGAACTTTCATCTGTAGAATCATCTGTACTTTCATCTGGAAAATAGACGGATGATATTACAGTAGTAAATGAGTAATAACAACCTATTCGCTTGTCTTTTGTCGATTGGAAGTAAAGTAATCCGGCATCGCTCAAATCACCCCTCGATTTTATTAAGGTTTTCTCTGACATATTCAGAATAGAACACAAATCAGAGTTCTTCTTTTTAAAAACATCCTTCCACTTCATTTCATTACAGATGGCTACAAGTTCGTGATAAAGAGCTTGGGCGGCTGTAGTGAGATAGGTATCATCCCGAACCTTTCGGAGTTTGGATATTAGTTGATAACTATTCATATTCAAATCGCATATATACAGTTTCGTATACTGTCAGCTACGAAACGTTTATTCAACAGGGTACAATAGACAACACGGGGATTTCCTTTAGATACAGGAACCAATTCACCGTTCTTACATTTTGAACAGGTATCTGGACGAATAACTTCTTTTTCGGGTTTCTTTGCCATAATTTAAAAATAAATATTGGTTAATTGCCTACTTTTGGACCAGACAGCCCACTTACCATTACCACCGTCAACTAGTCGAAGGTCTTTTACTTCTCCGAATCGTTTGACATTACCACAGAGGTCTATAACCCATCCAGCTTCTTTTGATGGATGCGGACGGATAGCCCGGCCAACAATCTGATACCACATAGCAAGAGACATCGTAGGACGTGCCATAACAATAGTGTCAAGTTCGGGATAGTCGAAACCTGTAGTCAATACTCCGACATTCGCTACTACCGGAATCTCACCGGACTTAAACGCTTCGAGTATCTGCTCGCGCTCTTTCTTTGGAGTCTCACCAGAAACAATTACACATCCAGGTATAGACCATGTTAGCCGTTCAGCTTCTTTCAAGAAGTGGGTAAAGACTAAGATACCTTTACGCTTACCTCCTTGTATTGGATTCATGAGCCTATGTACGATATGAACGAGATAACTATAAAAGTCTATTCGTTCATATTCCCGCTGAACTGATTTATCCGTATAGTCTGCACCGGTGGTATTTACTTTCAAATTTAATTCGTTCCATCCCATAGGATTCATTGGGTAGTAATTCAACTTAGAAAGAAAACCCATATCCAATAAAGTAGATACCTGTACGTGGTAGATAACTTCTTTGAAAATAGCCGGACGGGTCCGGGTGATGAACTTCAGCATAGAACCAAAATCCTGACTGGATGAAAGTCTATAAGGTGTAGCTGTTAATCCAAGAACCTTGCATTTCAATATAGAAAGAAAGTCTTTGTACATTCCTTCCTTTGGATTCACTAAGTGGCACTCATCTATTATCACGTTCTTGAAGTGTGCAAATAGTTCGGGATGTCCTTTTACGCTGCCGATGGTGGCAAAGGTTATCCGGCTTATCTCCTTTGAGTTGAAAGAGGCTGAATAGATGGAGCAATCAAGCACACCGTATGAACATAGCTTTTTGAAGTTTTGCTCTAAAATTTCTTTCGAGGGCTGAAACACCAAGGTATGTCCGTCTAACCGGTTGGCAATATCAGCAATGATAAGCGATTTGCCTGATCCAGTCGGCAAAACCATAATGGCGTTGGTTTTCTTTAGTTTGTCATTAAAGAACGCTACGGCTTTATCGGATGCTTGTTGTTGATAATCTCGAAGTACGAAACTCATATTCCTTTCTCCTTTCGTAGTTTTTTACTGAGTGCTTTGTAATACTTAATTAGTTGCTCGTACTCAAAATCTGACACCTTAGAAGTACCAGCAGCTTTCACTTTCAGCAAGTCAAATTTCTGTTGCCCGATTTTGGCTATCAGATTCACCCGATATCCTTCCAGATGATCAGCTTTGAACCTATTGCAGTGACGGCATTCGGCATGGCAGTTATTCTCATCAAACCGTGTCGCCAAATGTGTACGACTGAAGTAGTGCCCGCAATCGGCTTGCTCAAACGGTTTTATCTGTCCGCAACTGATACAGCGAAAATATCCGTTCGGCATACAATCACGAAGCCGGATAAAGAGAGAGAACTCCTTATCAAGTTTAGCTTTCAAATCCGGCTTCTTCTTTACTGTTACCCCTGCTTTATCAAACAGAGGTAAAGGCTTGTCTTTCTTCTTAGCCTTAGTGCTTTTTATGTAGTATGGCATTGTTTCAACAATTTATTTATCTCTCTTATTTCTATCTTCTTCCGACGAATAGAGACGGTTAAATCATGAATTTTTTTATCGTTGCTTACTATAGCAAGTCTTTCTCTATAAACCTCTATCTTATCAAATATAGAATCTCTTAGATTTTGCAATTCTTCTTTTGACAGACCTATTATTTTATCTTTAAAAGTATCTGCGTATGTCTTCATAATTTTCCTAATTAAAAGCCCCGAAGCGTATTCTCCGGGGCACAACTATTATTCACTAACCCTTGCCATTTATGTGTGGCTCACATTATTCCATTCGGGGACACTATCCGTATGCGCATTACGGAAATATCCATTTGCAACTGAATACTTTCATATCCCCTTTCCAACATAAGTTTGTGGAGAAGCCCAGATTTGCACTGGGACGAGTTGCCAAGCTCGCCACATCTAAGGTTGGCATTCCTATTATCGAGTGGTGCGTCTACTGATTCCGCCACTTCTCCATGTTCGCCCGCCAATCTTCACAGACAGGTAGGCTGGGGTAAAAAGGTTAACAAAGCTATCTCAATAGCTCACTCTTACGGATTATAGCCCTACTGGTTACAATAGTATTCTCCATATTGTGAGATAATGTACTTTGTTTGATGCCTATCTGACCTTCGGATAAATGCCGGAAGATACCCGTCACTGAGCTGAAGTAATAGTTCCGTTTCTCAAATATCAGATACACGTGTATTACCTTTGTTTTCCGCATTATTTAAAATCAAAACTTCCAAATAGCTGTTATTTGGAATTATTTGTACTTCTTGATTGTTGAGAGAATATCTTCAATAGGTAAAGACACCGCTGTTTTGCCTGGTTCTTCGTATTCTTTCAAATACTCATAAGCATCAGGAAATTGTTCTTTTGCTCTTTTAAATGTCCTCAAAGAAAGAAGGGCTGATACAATTGAATTGTAAGTCTTTTCTTTTTCATCGTTTAGTTTATCAATCTTTATCCGCAGTTTATCAAGATGTTCAATGACTTGACTACCGACCTCGATATGCGGATACCAAGATGATGAAGCAGGAAAATATGATAGCTTCTCAATCCTAATTTCATGTTTACCGGAGTAGAGGGTTGCGCAGGATGATTTCTGAAAGCAACTTTTATGTTTTTCAAAACAATCTTTCAAATCTTTAGGTAGAGAGTTCTGAATCGCTTCCTCTGATATTATTTGTCTTTCATCTGATAGTGACTTTATCTTAGCAACTATCGGGGCTACCATCTTTTCGGCAACTTGTTCAGATATGGTTCTTGTTATATTCATAATTAAATAAATTCTTTGTTACGTTCAATTTCTTGTTGGATATGGATTAGAAACTGATTTTCATTGGGAGCCGGCAGATAAATACCAGCTTGAGCAACAGAATAGTTTCTGAATCTCTCTATGGCTGTTGTCATCTCGCCAGTTGTAAGTTCTGAACTACTACGCATATAAGTGATTTCATTTCCCTGCTTATTGATTTTCTTTCGTTCGAATAAATCACGGTTACAGGTCTTTTTGAAGTAGTCAAGCTTAACCTCATCGAGACTGCAGCCAAGTTCACAGGCAAAAAAACTAAGTATCAGATGTAAATAGCTATTTTGCGCTAATGTGCGGTTGGGAAGTCGCTTTTTAACCTCCACAACCGCGCGGTCTTTGAATAGCTTGTTTACATACTCTTTATACTTATCTACTTCGTAGGGGTTACTCAGGTTGAAGATCATCTAAGCCAAAAATTTTAGTATCAGTAATAAGCTCCCTGTTTTCCTCCAAGAACCGAATAAACTCTTCACAATGATTAGTGAGAATTGGTATATCACGTTCGGGAACAAAAACATAGGTTTCAGTATAGGTATCTACTGGGTAGCCCGCCTTACTAAATTCAAGTATATTATACTCGAATGTTCGTATATCATTGCCATTTTGAATCAAAGCATACGGGTAAACGAGGTGTTGAAAGTGACTTTTGAACTTACCAACGCTGTAGCTACCTGTTGTCTTGATGTCGTGAACGGTGGTAGGCATCAGTTCATCAATGAAGCCATAAACCAATACATTACCGAATGTGGTAGGAAGGATTGCTTCTACTCGTTGCTGAGTTAGAGCACCTTTGAAGTAGTTGGCAAACTCGCGGCAGATAAAGATAGGAAAAGTAAATACCCTGTTGTTGTAAGTAGCCTGATAAGACAAACCATCTGCTGTCCTCTCTACAATTATATCTTTTGGCTTTCTATTCTCTATCAAGGCATCTACTAATTCATTGAAGCAAGTACCCCTGTCCGCTTTCTCGTTATCAAAAGGCTTTCGATTGATACGGTCTATCAGTTCTTGAAACTGCTGTTCGTGAAATTCTTCGGGAGTATAGGGAGGATTTTCACTCCATCCCCAATACTTATCCCAAATTACATCACTATTCAGATATCCCCAAAAGGCATCAAGAATCGTGGCGTAAAAACGATATTTAGGCTGCATCTGAATAGGTTTTAGTTTCTTTGTCAAATACCAACCCCAAAGAGTTTACTTTGGCTGCAAACAGGCTTCTCGCTTTCATTAGAGAACTACCAACGTGTTCAAACTCATTGATATGTGAAGCGAACTCATTAGCGGAGTTGGCATCGGTGATAAATTCAATGCTTTCTTTTATTTCTTCTATCACCTTGTCATACTTTTCCTGTGCTTCCTTCTTAGCCGCCAGCATACTTAAATATGAATTGATTATCTTAGTGGTGATAAAGTCGTTCTTTGCGGTCGGATTACCGCTCTTATCGACGATAGTAGGCACCTCCATTACAGAAGGTAGATTACAAGTGTTCTTGCCGTCATTTCTTGAAGTCGGGTCAAAGGTTATAGTACGTCTCTGTATGCCTCTCTCGCTCTTCATTTCAAGATAGCCAAGCAAATCCAGTTCAGTAACGATGGAGTTGTAGGACTTCTCACGTAAGGCAGGAATGAACACCGTATCATCACCTTCTTTTCTTGTATCACGGTGGGCGACAAAAATGATATGTTTATTCAGACTTGAGAGCGTTCTTGTCATCCAAGAAAATTCAGCATTGATACCACTCCAATCCCTGATAGACGGTTGGCGGCTACCACATTTATAAGTAATGATAAAGTCCATCATCTTACCGATAGTATCAACAACGATTGTTTGATAGCCTGATAAATCTTCTTGCAAGACTTGTTGAACATCACTCCAAGAAGTGACCTGTACTGTGTCTATGTTTTCCAAATGTGCCATATTCATACGTTTCACCCCATTATCGAAATCCAATAACAAAGGTTTCGGAGCACTCAATGCTACCGTACTCTTTCCCATACCGGCTTGACCGTAAATCATCATTTTTACTGTGGTAGGGATTACTAATTCATTACTTTTTTTGATAAGACTCATAATCGTAAAATTTAAAGGGTTAATTATATTCTTTGTTCTTTAGAATCAATAGCGTAAAGAAGCACATCACAAGCATTGATCGCATAAGGAGACATTTTCGTGGTTCCGGTCTTTTCTGCCCGTATTTTCTTTTCTGCTATCAGCTTTTCAAGTCTATAGCGACCGCCTACAAACTCTTTGGCCTGCTCTTTATTGAGAGAAACTCTGCTACCTATTCGATAGAGAGTATTTAGTTTTGCTTCTGCGTTCATTCTAACCTCCTTACTCTTTCAATAGTTTCAACTCTTGTTCTTCTTGCCCTTCTCATATCACTCTGTTCGTGATAAAGTGAAAAAGAAAAAAGGCATAAAAAGCAGCAAACAACTGCAGAACGAGCAATAGGAGAGAAGTCCATAGTAAATTTCATTCCTGTCATTCGTTCATAAAACATTGTCGCCAGCTCTCTTCCGTTTCTAATTCGAAGAATTCTGAAAGCCTCTTGCAGTTGGTTATTTATCGTACTCAACGCCCTGCATTTCATCGAAGCTATCTCCTTCTTCTCATACCCCTGTGCGTACATTCGTGCTGTAACCTCACATTCAGGTGTAAGTTCTGTTAATACTCTTTCCATAATCGTGTAAGTTGATTGGTTACGCAGTTCTGGTAACTATAACAATGCCTTTTTCTTTGAATGATTCAGACTTCCATTTCTTGCCTTCATTGTAATGTTTGGCGTTCAAAAGGGATACATTGTTACGAATTGTCTCTAATGAAGATATTGGCAACTTGATTGTTGCTCCTTTCTTCATGGTTTTCATTTTTTCTTTGTTACTTACTTTTTCCATAAGCTGTTTTTTTAATTAGTGATTGTGGATAAGCCTCGATTCGAACGAGGATGAGCTTTACTGCTAATAAGCGAGAGTCCCGGCATACGTTCCGTGCGTCTTCCAATTCCGCCACTTATCCATGATTGCCACACTAGCGCTCTAATGTGGACTTTGATATTCTTGTTCTTTTATTGATAAACATTCACTCTCACGAGCTACTTTGTTCCCGGATACCGAATCAACGGACACCGGGATAGATGCAGAACATTTAAAAATCAAATAAATACAGGGGCTTAAACCCTACGACGTCCTTTTCGTCGGCATCATTGGTTAAACATAAAATAAGCTTTGTGAAGGAACCCGGACTCGAACCGGGAATGCCAAGCTTTACCGCGTCTGCCAATTCCGCCATTCCTTCAAATAAAAAAGGTGCACTATCTTCACAGACCGCGCACCAGTACAACACAAACACAAAATAAAACACGATAAAAATTACTATATTTTTCAGAATCCGCCCGGCTGGTTTCCCTTACTCACAGTACTGACTTATTGCAGGAACCTTATGCCAGATTATCGGTCTACCTTTTTGCGGATGTCTGTTTGGATTTTAGTTGTTTCAATTCTTCAATCATCCTTTCAAGGTGATTGTATTCTTCTCTCCCGGCATCGTAATCAAGTACGATACAGTCACGGCAAAACTCTAACCGCTTAATTTGCAGATCTAATGTTTCATTCATATCTTATTGTTTTACGTTAATCAATATCTTTGATAAGCTCACTCACCAACCATTCAGGTGGAATGGCTCTTGCTTTACAGAAATTTTCAATATCTTCTCTTTTAATATCAGATACCTTATGTCCTCGAATAGTCAACTCTCTTTGGGGAACTTCTATTTTCCTACGAGTTATATATCCATATTTATCTTTATAATCATTCATATTCATCTTTATTGTTTTGAGGTTTATTCTTCGGTTATATATCCCGGTTCAAAAAACAGGATATCACCTGCTCCACTATCGTTTATATGTCCGGCTTCAAGATATTTAAGAGGATGGTTATAATCGCTACTTGTAGTAAGATGTAATGGCTGCTCATGCTCGATATCTCTTATTTTATAAACATGCAATCTATCACCATTTCCGAATACATAACAACCACTTTTACGCAATTTAGCAATTCGGATAGCTATTTCTTTAGCTAATTTTTCTTGATTAGCGGTAAAACGCCCTGTTTTACTATATTCCATATTTAGCTCCTTTCTATCTTATATTGAAGATTATTTTTTATCTGCCAAGATCTCGAAACATTTCTTCGGAAGATTCTTTTTGAATTTCTCCCATGCAAGGCGTTTTGCTTCTGTTTCTGAACAGGCTTTTACTTCGTAGTTTATCGACCAACGCATATCTACATTGACCAAATATTCTTTTTTAATTTTGTTCATTTCTTATTCTGTTATTAGTCAATTAATTCGGGATTATCATGAATATTACTAAGTACTTTAATTATTCGTTTTGATGAATTCCACCAACCGGGAGATACTTGATGCCAATAACCTGTGTCCATTTTTTCGTCTAGGTCTTCTATGTTGGCTAAACAAAAACAAGCATAATCATCTATATATCTCACCAATTTGGGGTATTTACCGTTTATGCTGATTATATCCCCTTCATAGATTTCGTTGCCGTTTTTGTCGAATAAGCCTGTGAATTGTCCCACAGTTGTAGTTTCTACCTTACTTCTATTAAACATTTCAGTAGCTTCGCATCCATATTGGGAAAGTTTCTTGCTGAAAATAGCCATTTCACCACTTTCGTACTGAATCAAGTCACCAAATATCCATTCGTTATTATATAAGTTTTTACCTCTGAATTTTATTGTTCTCATATTCATTACTATCTTTATGTTATTTGTCAATTACTTCTTATTCTCCTTGCATTTCTTGCAGAGATAAAGCCCTGTATCTTCATCTCTACCCTCTGATTTCCACATATCAGACATACAATTATCGCAATATGTAGCCTCACTTTCATCTTCACATGCTCCACAAAAGTTCTTTCCCTCAATCTCGTAATGACAACCTTCGGAATAACTATCATACAATCTCTTACACACGTCACACATTTCTATCGAATCCGGTAGTATGGGGAAGTGTTCTTGTAGATACCAAATAACAGTACTTGATTGCTCTGGAGTAAGTTTAACTTTATACTCATCACCTAAAGAAATTCCTTCTGGAATATCACCCTGCAAAAAAGAATGAAACTCTTGAATCCATTCTAAATCGCTCCAATCACGATTAGAATTATTCTTTTGAAGTTTAATCTCATTCTTATTCATTTCTAAATTGTTATTAATCTTTCTTACTGTGATACTCAGGGGTAAATATCAATGCCAATAATACCCATACACTTTTTGTCACCCACAAGGAAAATCCTATTAGAGAGAAAAAAGCAACATAAATCAATGCGATACCTATATCTTTCATTACTATCTTGATTTGAACTTATTCGTGTAATTCTGTATAGGCTATTCTGACAAAGGCGAAAGTCCCGATACATATAATACCCATTATAACAATAGACATTAATTTCATGGGGCTAGATGTCGTTATTGCCCCATATAGCATACCAATAGCACACAAAGCTAAAATTATGGATAAAACAAACTGGATTAGTTTCATATTCAACCCTCCTTTTCTACTTTAAAGCCCTTGTCTTCGAGATAACTAATTATGGTATCTTCGTTTATCTGATTTAGGACTTCTGTTTCATCCATTTCAGAAACCAAACTAGATGTATCGAAATACTCTACGCAATCAGATGCATTCACTAACGATAATAAACTATCTGCATCTACTTTTGAATAATAATGCGACATAATCGAATAATTTAAAATTTGTGCCCTATCTGATTCTCACTATCAGTTGCCAGTTTCAAGCTGTCAATAGGGCTATATGTTAAATCACTTAGATAGCGTTATAGCTCGCCTAACCTGCTATATGCTTACTGATAAAGACTTTTCGGACTTCCAAGTGATGTTTATAACTAATTCAAACCTTCAACCAGTCACGGCATTTCTGCTATGGTTGAATTTCTTTTCGTATTAACCAAAATGTCAAAGAACTAATCAAAAGTACCCCGTCCGATTCTCGCTATCGGCTGCCGTTCAATCCGTCAGCAGGGTAGGGGTGTTATGCGTATCGGCTCAATCCTTGAACCATACAGAGGGCATCGTAATCCATACCATCATCTTCTTTAGCATCAAGTCCTAAAATTGTTTGGTAAGTCTCTATTTCTTCTTGTATCACTTCTATGATGTCAGCCTTGCAATCTACGTTGTAAACTCTACGGGCTGTTGCTTCGTCCATATTCTGAATATTATCCAAGTCTCTGTATAAGGCATTCAAGCCTTGTTCTAATTCGTAGTGTGTCATAATCATGCAATTTTTAAAAGGTTAGCTTTCTTATAGCATCTGAATTCACCTACTTCTGTATCGAAATAAGTCTGAACGGTGTCGTTCTTCGCTCTCTTATCAGTACCGGTTACTGCGGGCATGTATTTTTCGCAAAGAGTACCGTATGCTTCACGTACAGAGCCATTGACTTTCTGAAAGTAGAACTTTACAATACGATTCTTCATTTCAGCTTTCAGCTTCAAATTAGCCCAGGCTGTTTTCAAAGCTTCTGACATTGAAAAACCGTTCTTCTTAACCATTTGCCAAGCAAGGCTCATGACCTCTTTCATCTGATTTTTAAAATTCGTGCTCATAATCGTGTATTTTAATATGTATGTACTATTTTATCCTATCAACCTTTTTTCTATCTTTGTATCGTGATTGAATGATTGATGATGCAAATATACTATAATATTTGAGTATTACACAAATTAAAATACCAAAATATTATAGTAGCAAACATTATTTAACTATTCCGCAGTTTATACCTTATTATAATTATGAAAAAAGAAAATTTGGCTTTAGTATTGAGTGGAATTGCAATATTGATAAGTATTATTGCAATATGTATTTCTTGTCCTCACAAAGCAGAGTTAGGATTTGACTACCAAGGAGTATTGGTTGGTATCCTGTCATTACTTGTAACAGCCTTGATAGGATGGAATATATACACGATAATTGACATAAAGAGTACAAGAGATAAAATTGATGAAATATCAACTGGAGCATCATTTATGGTACAAAAGAATATGGCTGTTTCAGAAAGCACCAACTGGATGATATATCATTACTTATTATTAGAAAAGGACCCACTGGGGTTAGAGTATAGGTTTTTATATCATGGAGTTGCATGTTTATTTCACACATCGCAATTTTCGGACATTACAACATGCAATGCAATAGTAAAAGGATTACTTGAAAGTATTGTAAATCCTAATTCTATAACTATTACAAAAAATGGGAAAAACGAAATACTCAAACTTTTGTCCAACGTGAAACACACCGACAAAATAGAAGGATACCTTGAATTATTAAATAGGATAGCTTTGGTGAATGTGAGGTAGAAAAATGACAATCCGTAAATGAAGATTGAATTTGAGAATATAAATTCTCACCCGCATCACTGTCCAAGAATTCTGTAGAGAAACCTTCGGGAATTTTCTTTTCCATAGCAAACAGTAAAGCGACCAACTCCAAAGTTGCGGTTTGAAGTGAAGTCGCCTATATAGTCCCTTACGGGAACAGTTAAACATATTAGTTGAAATCATCCGCAACTTGATCTCGGCATAAATATACTAAAATATTTTAGCAATGACTGAAAAAGAAGAAAAAATAATGAAGGCTATACGGTTTGTTCAAACGACAAGCCTAACTCCATATAAAATTGCACAAGACACCAAAATAACAGAGGCAACTATTGGCAACTATAAAAATGGGAAGACAAAACCAACCTTGGCTAATGCTGAAATATTGATTAGATACTTCGAAGGTGAGAAAACGCCACCTATAGACACTCCAAGCATTAGTTTCACCAAAGGAGTCCCTTATTATAACATTGATTTTATTTGTGGCTTTGATTTAGTCTTAAATGACCAGACAACAAAGCCTGAATACCTTATTGATTTCAGGAAATATAATGATGCCACCTGCTGGTGTAATGTCACAGGGCACTCAATGGAACCGGAAATCAATCATGGGGATATTATAGCACTAAAAAAAATAGAAGATCCATCATTTTTGCCACTTGGAGAAGTATATGCTATCGTCACAACAAACGATATGCGTACTATTAAACGTTTGGGAAAAGGAGACGACAAAGAGCATTATAACCTCATTCCTACTAATAAATCACCGGAATATGGAGTACAAGAAATTCCTAAAAAAATGATACGTACTATATTTCAAGTTCTTGGATGTATGAAAAGGCTGTAATTCAATGAATTAAAAAACAAACTAAATAAATAGACATAATGAAAAAGATTTTATTATTAATGATGGCTATTCTATTAGTATCATTATCGTCCTGTGATGAAAGTGTATCGAATGGTAGAAGAATATACAAAGCGTATTTTAAACATATATTAAAGGACCCTGACTCTTTTACGGTATATGACGAGAAATATACTAAAGATGGAGAATATACAGTGAATTGGGAATTAGATTACGGGGCAAAGAATTCGTATGGCGGAATGGTAAGAGAGCAAGTTTCATTCACTACAATTGGAAATTCCATCTTTATAGATGGAACTAGCTATGATGTAAGGGACTTTAAATAGGATTCAAATTTTATTAGTCAACTTTATAAAATATATTATTAACATTTCAATTCTACCTTAAAAATAGTAATTGTATAGTAGATTGTTTTTTGAAAAGGTTAGAAAAGAGTAGTTAATATATTAGTAATCAGTATAATAATGGAGCTGCTACACGGGACTTCGTAACGCGTAGGTCGCCAGTTCAAGTCTGGCTAGCGGCTCTCAAATTAGAAC